GCCGATATGTGGGTGCTTGAGGACGACCGGCGCCTCGCGACCACCGTGCGATGCCCGTGCTGCGGTGCCACATTCAGCCTCGCGAGCCGCCGTGAGTGGGTGCTCCAGCAGTACGCCGGCTACCTCGTCACACCCACCGAAGGCGCCGCGCTCATGGGCATCCCGAAGGACACGATCAAGAAGTGGGCCACCCGCAAGCGCGTACTACCGCGGTCCGCCGACGGCACATACTCCACCGACGCGAGCGAGCGCCGGCTGTACCTGCTCGACGACCTCATGGAGTTGGCACGCCCGAAGCGTGACGACGCAGCGTGACGACACGCCCTGCGGTCCTTGTGCTTGACAGGCATGTCCCCTAGCATGTGCCTAGCGTCGGTGTCCTGGTCCTAGGGCTCGGCGCATTCCCATGCCCGGAGGCAGCCATGCACACCATCGCACTGGTTCTGCTCATCATCGCCGCCGTGTGCTTCGGCCTCGCCGTGCTCAGCGTGCCATCCCGCGTCGCATGGGTACCGCTCGGCCTCCTCGCCTGGGTGCTCGTGCCACTCATCACAGCACTGCGCTAGACACGCGTATCACGGCCCGAGTCGTGCCACTCTGTCCGACGTGACCATCAAGCTGAACGCACTGCTCCTCACCCTCGGCGCCCTGCTCCTCGGGGTCGGTCTGATCCTCGGACTCACACCCATGAGCCAGAGCGGGTCCAACTGCGGCTCAGCATTCAGCCCGTCCAACGACGCACTCGCCTCCGACTACGCCGCCGTCTACGGGGGCCAGGCGAACCCCGACGCGTCAGGCCGTTGCAGCGATGCGACGTCCAGCCGGCGCGGGATCGCACTCGCGCTTACCATCCCCGGTGCACTGCTCGCGATCGGTGGCTTGGCAGCAACAGGCGCAGGCAACCCAGCGAAGCGCTCGCAACCGAGCGACGAGTCACACTCGGATGCCCTCTGACCCATGAGGTGAGCGCATGGCGTGGGATCAGAAGCGACGCACGCCAGCCGACTACATCGACCGACACAAGGCAGCACGCATCCTTGTCGCACACGACGGCATCTGCCACCTATGCGGACACGGGCAAGCAGAGCAGGTCGACCACGTCATCGGCTGGGCAGAGTGGACACACCCAACGCTCTCAGTGCACGACGCGAGCAACCTCGCCCCCGCACACGGCACGCCCTGCCCCACCTGTGGACGTGACTGCCACGCCGACAAGAGCAAGGCAGAAGCCGCACGCGGCAGAGCAGCCGGCCACGCCAAACGAGCGGCCCGAGGTAAGCGACCCATCGAGAAGCACCCCGGCGCCCTCTGATATATCACCGGACGCATAGGGGTGGGGGAGGGTCCCCTAACCTAAGGGGTCCAGGGCGATGCTGGTTAGCAGGCCGGATCCTGCGTGCGCCGCGCTCCCGTTTTTTCGGCAGCCCGTACCCGCGTGCTGACTTAGCCGCGTCTGCACGATCGTGCCCTGGTGGTACGCACCGACCCTGGAGGTCATCGTCATGGCTGCACCGAAGGCACCGGTTGGTCTGGGCAAGGCGGGTAGGGCTCAGTGGTCGTCGATCGCTGGCGCCTACAAGCTGCGCCCGGATGAGTTCTCGGTCCTTGAGGACGTCTGCCGGACGACTGACATGCTCACCGCGTTGACTGAGGCGTGGGTCGAGGATGGTTCCCCGATGACGACTTCGGGCAGCATGGGTCAACTCGTGATTCACCCGCTCATTCCTGAGATCGACAAGCACCGCAAGTCTCGGGCTGGGTTCTTCCGGCAACTGCACCTGCCTGATGGTGACGAGGTGCCGGCGGCGAACCAGCACCGCAGCGCGGCGGTCGCCAAGTGGTCTGCGCGTGGCGCGTAGCCTCGCTGCCTCCCAGACCCGCACCGCTGACTCTGACTACCGCGAGATCATCGGCTGGTACGGAGACCAGCTAGAGCGCGCGACACCGCCCGTGGGCCTCGCGTGGGAGCCGGTCAAGATCGGCCCGACGTGGCGGTACGAGAACGGCTGGGTTCTGCCGGCGGTGACGCTGGGGTGGCGCAACCTGGCGTGGGCTGGGCTGAACCTGTCGGCGCCCAAGGGTGGGCCGTGGACGTACACGCTTGAGCAGGCCCGGTTCATCCTGTGGGCTGACGCGCTCGACCCGGAGACGGGCGAGTTCCTGTACTCAACGTCGGTGCTCCAGCGCCTCAAGGGTTGGGGCAAGGACCCGGTCGGTGCGTGCGTGTCGGCCACGGACATCTGCTCTGAGGATGCCGTGTTCGACCACTGGCGCGGAGACGTCCCTGTCGGTCGGCAGCAGGAGAACGCGTGGGTTCAGATCATCGCCACGGCGCAGCAGCAGACGCAGACGACGATGAAGTTCTTTCCCGGCCTCATACCTGCCGAGACGCGCAAGAAGTACGGCATCCAGATCGGCAAGCTGAACGTGTGGGCCCGGGGTGACACGGCGCAGATCGAGGCTGTGACGTCGAACCCGCTGACGATTGAGGGCGGGCGTCCGACGCGGATCATCCGCGTGGAGACGCAGAACTGGAACACCTCGAACGGCGGTCACCTGATGGCCGGCGCGATCGAGGGTAACGCTGCGAAGAGCCCTGCTGGTGCGGCGCGGATCCTCGACATCTGCAACGCGTATCGGCCCGGCGAGGACAGCGTCGGGCAGAAGGCGCGCGAGGCGTTCGAGGCGACGCAGGGCACCCGCTGTGAGGTTCATGCGGCCTCGACGGACTGGCCTGAGTGCATCAACTGCCAGCGGCCCAAGTCGGCGGACTTCGGCCAGCTCTACGACTCGCTCGAGGCCCCACCCGAGGCGCCTCTGACTGTGGATGCTGCTCCTGGCGTGGTGGAGTCCATTCGGGGCGACTCGATCTGGCTGTCCACGAAGCGGATCATCTCGTCCATCCTGAACCCGATGAACTCGCCGAGCGAGTCGCGGCGCAAGTGGTACAACCAGATCACGGCGCAAGAAGACGCCTGGTGCGACCCGAAAGACGTCGCGCTCGCAGCTCGGGACGAGTTGATCGAGCCCGGCACACCCGTCGTCCTGTTCGGTGACGGCTCCAAGTCCGACGACGCCACCGGCCTACTGGCTATCCGCATCAGCGACGGTCACGCCCAGGTGTTGCATGTCCAGCAGCCCAAGGCTGGGCAGATCGTCGACCGTGACGCGCTCGATCATGCGGTGATCGAGGCGATGGCCACCTTCAAGGTTGTGGCGTTCTGGTTCGACCCGTCCCACGCGAAGGATGACGACGCTGAGGGCGATAACCGTTTCTGGTGGCCGCTGTGTGACGAGTGGTCGAAGCGGTACGGCAAGCGGTTGAAGTGCTGGCCGGTCAAGTCCGGTAACCGTACTCATGCGGTCGCGTTCGACATGGCACTGGAGATCAACCAAGCGGTCTTTGTGCCGGCGTGCGAGCAGGTTCTAAACGAGCTCGAGGCGGGCGCGGTCACCTTCGCCAAGTCGGCGTGGCTGATCGAGCACATGGGCAACGCCAAGCGGGCGCCGGGCAAGTACGGCATCTCGATCCGTAAGGACAACCGCGAATCGCGTCACAAGATCGACCTCGCCGTCTGTCTGGTCGGTGGCCGGATGCTTCGCCGGATCTACCTGCTCAGCATCAAGAAAGGCACGCCCGGCAAGGGTCGGGTGATCCTCCTAGGCGACTAACGGAAGGGGGGCGTGGGATGGTCGGGTTCACCGATTGGGTTCCGTCAACGTTCGCCCCGACCAGTATTCCAACCCTGCCGCTCTTGGGTTTGTCTGAGGATGAGCGTCAGTTGATCGCGAGGCTGCAGATGCGGCAGCAGCATGACCGCAACAACATGCAGTTGTGCAAGTCGTATTTCAAGGGTGCGCAGATCATCGACAACCTCAAGATGGCCGTGCCGGATGACATCGCCAAGGCTCTACGCACGCTGGTGGGCTGGCCTCGTCTCGCAGTGAACCCGTATGTGGAGCGTCTCGCTCGTGACGGGTTCCGCCTTCCTGGCGAGACTGACATCAATCAGGATCTGGAGGACGTCTGGGTCGACAACGGGTTGGCCGCTGAGCAGAAGTTGGCGTTCAAGGACGCCTTGACGATGGGCCGCGGCTACTGGCTGATCGGATCGCCTGATGAGCCGGGCGGGTCACCGAAGATCACTGTTGAGTCGCCGCTGAACATGGGTGTGCTGTGGGATCTGACCGGCACTCGCGCGAAGTCGGCCATCCAGTCGTACATGGTCGACAACCAGCGCCACTCTGTGGTTCTGGTTCCGGGCAAGACGCTAGAGGTCGCACAGGACGAGAACTTTGTGTGGCAGTTGGTGAATCGTGACGAGCACGGTTTCGATTTCGTGCCGGTCGTGCGGATGGCGAATGACCCTGAGACGGACAACCGTGACGGGAACTCTGCGATCACACCGGAACTCATGTCCACAGTGGACGCGGCGTGCCGCACCCTGCTCGGGCTTGAGGTCGCCCGCGAGCTGTACTCGGCCCCGCGCATCGCGATCCTCGGCGCCTCGGTGGACGACTTCCAGAACGCGGACGGGACGAAGCGCTCCTCGTGGGACACGTACATTCACAAACTGCTTGGGCTCGAGCGCGATGGTGACGGCAACCTCCCCGAGATCCACCAACTGCAGACCTACGACCCCTCGGTGTTCACGAAGCTGATCGAGATGTACGGCTCTCAGGCCGCTGGCATCACAGCTGCGCAACCGCAGGAGTTGGGTCTGTACACGCAGGGCAACCCGATCAGCGCTGACGCCTATGACGGTGCGGACTTGACGCGGAACCGTCGCGCCGAGCTGATGCAGGACTACTTCGCTACGCCGATGATTCGCGTGATGCAGATGGCGATGCGCTTCCAGAACGGCGGCAACCTGCCCGAGCAGTTCCGTCGCATTGAGGTCGACTGGCGTTCGGTGCATCACGTGTCGCTGGCTCAGGCCGCGGACCCGATCAGCAAGATGATCGCCGCCGGGTCGTTCCCCGCCACTTCCGACGTGACACTCAAACTGGCCGGCGTCACGGCCGTGCAACGCCAGCAGATGGAGCAGGACCGCCAGTTGGACAAGGGCCAGTCGGAGCTCCAGCAGATCGCGTCGAGCATGGAGCTGCGGGCGATGAAGGCAGAGAAGGTGGTTACCGCCGACGCGCAGAGTCTCGCCGTGCCGACGCAGAACCTGATGCCGAAGCAGGTTCCAAGTGTCGCAGCAAACGGCGGCTGAACACCAGGCGGGTCAGGCCGCTCTCGTCTCACTGATCCCGGCGCTGCTGCGTCAGGCGTGGCCGTTGCTGGACCTGCACAACCTGCAGGCCACGATGCCTCGGTTCACGGCGGTGGTTCGGGCCATCGTCCAGCGGTACGGACGCGCGTCGGCCGCCGGCGCGCTGGCCTACTACCAGCGGGAGCGTCGGGCCGCGTCGGTGCCCGGCAGGCCCGTGTCGAAACTGGCTCCTGCGCTTGCGGATTCGGTGATCGAGTCGGCCGTGTCGTGGGCGACGACGGACCTGTACGGCCCGGTGACACCGCAGGCCACGGAGGCTGCGATGCGGCAACTCGACGGGGCCGTGCAGAACATGGTCCTCGATCAGGGCCGGGACACGATCATCGGCGCCGTTCAGCAGGACAAGTACGCGAAGGGCTGGGCGCGTGTCACGTCGCCGGGCGCTTGTTCGTTCTGCGTCATGCTCGCGCTGCGGGCGGGCGCCGGGTTCCTGTATAGGTCGAAGCAGTCCGCTGATTTCAGGGCTCACACGCCCAATGCGAACGGTAGCGGCGGGCTCTGCCAGTGCCACGCGGAGCCGGTCTTCAACGCCTACGAGCCGAGCGCGCACATGCGCGACATGCAGCAACTGTGGGCTGACTCCACAAAGGGCCGCTCAGGAAACGACGCGCGCAACGCCTTCCGTCAGGCCGTCGAAGGTCGCCCGGTGACGGGCAAGACCGGCCCCCTCAAGAAGGGTTGACATGGCCGACTTGAGCGCGTCAGGACGTGAGCAGGCCGCGAAGTCAGGTGCGGCCATGCCAGGCGGACGTTTCCCGATCAAGACGATGGCCGACATGCACAACGCGATCATGGCCGTGGGCCGCGCCAAGGGTGGCGCCGCAGGTCAGGCCGCGGTGCGTCGCTTCATCATGAAACGCGCCAAGGCTCTTGGCGGAATGGACCAGATCCCGGCGTCATGGAACGCAGACGGATCTCTGAAGTAACACCCTCTCAACGCGTCGAAAGCCCCGGTCTGGTGCCGGGGCTTCGGTGTGACCGCTCAAAGTCCCTGGAGGACTCATGTCTGAACAGCCAACCCCCGTCACGCCTGAGGCCCCCGCATCGCCTGCGGGCGTGACCGACGATCAGGCGTCCGCGCTACTGGCGGACGCCGTCGCGGCAGCAGAACGCGATGAGAGCGCTCTTGATGAGCACTCGCAGAAGGTTGTCGCGGCAATCCGAAACGACTTCAAGGCAGAACGGGCGAAGCGACAGGCCGCTGAGACCGCACTCAGCACATCGGCTGAGGCCGCACGGGCCGAACTCACCGCGTCCATCGCCAAGGCTCTCGGTCTGAACAAGGACGAGACGCCCGACCCGGTCAAGCTCACCGAGCAGTTGACCACGCAAACGGCAGAAGCAAGGCAGGCGCGAGTTGAACTCGCCGTCTATCGGGCAGCCGGCAGTATCGCGGACCCGTCCGCGCTGCTTGATTCAACGAGCTTCCTGGCGTCGCTCAAGGACATCGACCCCACCGACTCCGCGGCTGTCACGGCTGCGATCACGTCGGCCGTCGCGTCGAACCCGCGGCTTGGCGCCGCACCCGGCACACCGCGTCCTCCTGCCCCGAACCCCGCACAGGGGTCGAGTGCCAGCGGATCCGGCGCGCCGGACTTCAAAAAGCAGATCGCTGACGCCATGAAGGCGGGCGACATCGGACTCAGCATCGCGCTCGAAGAGCAGCGCGCGGCGAGTCTCAAAACCAAGTCCTAGAAGGGACTCACCATGTCTGGTATCACCGCCATCGGAACCACGTTCAACGAACCCAACTACCACGGCCAGCTCCTGGCGCTCACCCCGGAGGACACCCCGCTGTTCTCCGCATCCGGTGGGCTCAACGGTGCCGGCAGCGTCACCGACACCACGATCGAGTGGCAGACCTACGACCTGCGTGACGCCGCTTCACGGCCGCGTCTTGAGGGCGCTGACGCCCCCTCAGCTGAGGCCCGCGTGCGCGCCAACGCGCAGAACCGCGTCCAGATCTTCCAGGAGGCCATCAGCACGTCCTACTCGAAGCAGGCTGCGACCAACCAGTTCTACCAGGGCGCCGCAGGCAACAGCGCGCAGGGTGTCGGCAGCGTTGGCAACCCCGTTGTCAACGAGCACCAGTGGCAGATCATCCAGTCGCTGAAGCAGATCAAGCGGGACGTCAACTGGTGCTTCTGGAACGGCGTCCGCGTCGACCCGGCCACCAACGCGACCGCGCGGGCCATGAACGGCCTGCTGAATGTCTGCACGTCCAACGCGCAGGTGCTCTCGACGGGCCACGCGCTCTACACGGGCGCGTCCGCTGCGACGACCCACATCACCGTCACCCATGACCTGGCCGTGAACGACAAGGTCGTGTTCACCGACGTCGGTGTGGCGACCACGATCGTGCCCAACCGGTACTACTGGGTGCAGGCGATCTCCACGACCGCCACGTTCGACGTCTCTGCGACCAAGGGCGGCTCAGCGATCACCATCGGCACCGCAACCGTGTCGTTCTACGGCATCAAGGCCGCGAACATCGCCACGGTGGACGCCATCAACGGTCTGCTCCAGTCGGTGTACGACAACGGTGGCATCACCGAGCAGGGCACCGCAACGCTCTTCGTGCCCTCGGGCCAGAAGCTCGCGCTGTCCAAGGCTTACGCCGCATCCGGTACGGCAGCGAACTTGCTGTTCGGCACGCGCAACGTCGGCGGCATGTCCCTCGACACGATCGTGACCGACTTCGGCACGCTGAACGTCGCGATCGAGCGGGCGCTGCCCTCCGACGCACTGGCAGTCGTGTCGCTCGATCAGGTTCAGCCGGTGTTCATGACGATCCCCAACAAGGGCGTGCTCTTCGAGGAGGAGTTGGCCAAGACCGGGTCCGCCGACAAGACCCAGCTCTACGGCGAGATCGGCCTGGCGTTCGGCAACCAGGCGGCTCACGGCGTCATGCGCGGCCTGTTCGCCTGACCCCAACCCAGTGGTACACGTCGAGAGGAGTCGGGCATGACTACACCGATAGCCGTTCCGTCCGATCTCGGCGTGTACTTGGGTGTCGCGTCCATTGACAGCGCCCGTGCGACCCAGATCCTCGCCTTGTCGCAGGCGTTGTGCGAAACCATCTGGTCGACCCTTGACGCCACGGCGCTACCCGTCGTGCTCGGTGTGGCCGGGCGGGCGTTCAACAACGTCACCTCTGCTCACTCCGTCGGCCTCGGCTCAGGACAGATCGCCTACGGCTCGCAGGGCTCGACCACAGGCATCGGCGGGCTGTACCTGTCCCGCTCTGACAAGTCCACCCTTCGCCGGCTCGCGGGCCGCTCCGGTGCGTTCAGCATCGACCTGCTGCCCGACCCGTGGCCGCCCGTCGTCGCATGAGCGCCATCTCGGTGTTCTTCATCCACACGGCAAGCGTGGCGACGTTCACAGGCGCGGGCGCGGGCGGTGACACCTACGCGACGGCGGTCGACGTCAAGGGCTTCCTCGACGACGGCGTCGTGCGCGTGCAGACCTCGTCCGGCGAGCAGTTGGAGCAGAAGTCGATCTTCTACGCCGCGCTCACCGACGCCGCCAAGTTCGTCCCTGAGTCCCGGGTCGCGGTCAACGGTCGCGCCTGCCAGGTCACGGCAGTACGTCGCCGCGATGGTGGCTCGCTCGGACTGCCCGACCATTGCGAGGTCGACCTGACATGACGATGACGTGGGAGAACAACCTCCACCTCGAGGACATTCTGGCCAGGGTCCGCGCCAACGTCGAGGACGCTCTGGCTGAGGGCGCTGACATCATCCTCACGCGGGCCGATGAGTTGGTTCCCAAGGTGTCTGGCGTCCTCGCGGCGACCGGGTCGGTGAAGAAGGATCGCGGCGGGCTGAACACCGTGGCCATCACCTACACGTCGGTTTACGCCCGCTGGATCGAGGATCACCTCAGTTTCTCCCACCCTCACGGCGGCGGCGCCCGGTTCCTCGAACTCGGCATAGTCGAGAGGGGTGAGGCGGCCATCCAGAAGACCGGCGAAGTCCTCTGGGACAAGCTATGAGCTTCACCGGTGACCTCCTGACCGGCCTCGCCGGCTACCTCGCGGCCGCGGGTATCGGCGTCACCTACCGGCCGTCCACGCCCTACGTCGCGGGCGAGACGGGCGTGTTCTTCGGCCTCTACCCGACCAGCCCGGACCGGTGCATCGCCTTGACTGCCTACGCCGCCACCGATGAGCCGAAGGTGGCGCTGTCCAAGATCCGGGTCGAGGTCGCGCTACGGGGCGCGGTGAACGACAGCCTCGACGTCCACAACCTCGGGGATGCCATCTTCAACGTCCTGCAGGGCGCGGAAAACCTCACCTTCGGCACCGCGCATGTGGTGCAGGCCCTGCGTGTCATCAGCGCCTCAGGGGGCGTTGACGCCAACAAACGCTCCATGCGCAGCGATTCCTACGATCTCGACACGGACGTGCCCATCACGTCCGGTCGTCCCTGGTAACAAACAGCCAGCATCAAAGCCTCACGACGTCCGTCATGGGGCTCTTTCGTAATGCCCGAGAAAGGGCTCACCATGTCTACTGCCTTGGCCCGCAAGTTCCGAGTCGACGTCACCTCCGACCTCACGCTGGCCGCCGGCTGGCTGCAGCTCAACGGCATCTTCTCCTTCAAGCCCGACGTCACCCCCAAGACGATCGACACGTCCGCGTACGACACGAACGGCTGGGATTCCAACGAGGTCGTCGGCAACGGCTGGGCCGTCACCGCGGACTTCTGGCGTAGGACCGCTGCCGGCGTGTACGACCCGGGTCAGGAGCTTGTCCGTGCGTGTGTCGGGCAGACCGGTGACGGTTCCCGGATCGGTGTCCGCTGGTATGACAAGAACGGCGGCCCGGAAGCAGGCCAGGGTGTCGCCGTGGCTGCCTGGTCGCGATCCAAGGATGGCGTCGCCGACGGTGACTCCGCGTCGATCGTGCTGACCGGTGACGGCGCGCTGACCGTCATCACCAACCCGGGTGTCGCTGCTGTGGTTCCGGTCATCCTGTCGGCGCTGCCGTCGTCTGTGGCTGCGGCCGGCCTGGTGACCATCACCGGTTCGGGCTTCACGGGCACTGTTGCCACGTCCGGCGTGAAGTTCAACTCGGTCAACGCCACCTCGTGGTCTGTCGTGTCGGACTCGGTCATCGTCGCGGTCATGCCGACCGGTTCCGCTGGTGTGGGCAACATCCTCGTGACCAACGCCGTTGGACCCTCCACCCCGGCCTTCGCCTACACCCGCGGGGCCTAGCTCAGTCGTGGCGCGGGCGGCTTCGGCTGTGGTCGCCCGCGTCACCTCAACAGCCACCCACAGCCGACAGTCAAGGAGACAGCCATGCCACTCAAGGCGTTTGAGCAGGTCGCACCCGAGCCCCTCATCTTCCCGGTGAACGGCAAGCAGTACGAGATCCCGCCTGTGGGATACCTGAGGGGTCTTCGCCTTTCCGGGATGCTCAACGGCACCGACCACACGATGGAAGCCGAGAGCCCAGATGTCCTCTGGGAGTTCATTCTGGGCGACGTGTGGGCGCAGATGAAGGCCGACGACGCGCCTTTGGAGGCGATGAACCGGGTTGCGTTTGCGACCCTGACCGACTTCCAGCTTGGCCGTGAGGCCGCCGAGAAGGTCTGGGAGAGTGGTATCCCCCCGGAAGCACTGGCCGCCGTTCAGGCGGCCATCCAGGAGAAGACCGCGCAGCCGCCGCAGTCCAGTACGGTCGCGGCACCCAAGACCCGGCCACGGGCCTCTTCGAGTGGTACGAGTTCCCCGAGGGCTTCGACCCGCAAGGCAGCGGTGAAGGCGAAGGGCTGACCGTCATCACCGTGCTCGGGCAGTGGCCGCTGATCGTGGCCGACTTCGCCAGCGAGTACGGGATTCGCCTGCACGCCGAGACGAACGAATCCTTGACGTGGTTGGTGTTCTTCACGTACCTGACCGGGCTGATGGTTGCTGACACCCGGTTGTCTCGCCACTTCGCCAAAGATCCCGAACCCGAAGGGGGCTAGCCGTGGCCGAGACCAATGCGGGCGCGATCATCGGGACGCTTCGCCTCAATATCCGCGACTTCGAGGATGGCATCGCTAAGGCGATGGCTCTAGCGGACAAGCTCGACGGCAAGAACGTCGACGTCCAGGTCAAGGTCGACACGGCCGGCGCTGAGACGAAACTCGCTGCCGTCGCTGCGTCTGAGGACAAGGTTGACGCGGGCAATAAGCGGGTGGCGTCGTCCAGTCAGCAGGCGGGCAAGGGCATGGGCGGGCTGGCGATGGCCATCATCGGCCTCGGTCCGGCGATTGTCCCCCTGGCCGCGGCCACCACCGGCCTGGCTGTGGGCTTCGGTGCGATGGGCGCCGCTGGTGTCCTGGCCATCGTCGGCATCGCCAAGGAGATGAAAGCCGGGACGCCGCTGGGCGGGGCGTACACGACGATGCTGGACACCCTCGAGGGTGACCTCACCAAGCTCAGCCACACCGCTGCCGATGGCGTCCTGGCACCGTTCCAGAAGGAAGTCGCCACCCTTCAAGGCCAGATGCCCGCACTGAACGGCATCATCGGCGAGTTCTCGGTCATCACAGGCAAGACCGCTGGGTTGCTGGTCTCTGGGCTCGTGGCGGCGTTCATCGCCCTTGAACCTCTCGCGCGTGACGCGGGCGTGTACGTCCTAGATCTGTCCCAACGCTTCGCGGCGCTCATGTCCGGGCCTGGTGTCGTGTCGTTCGGTGACTATGTGCGCTCGGTGTTCCCTCAGGTCATGCAGGCTGTCGAGTCCATCGTCGGTGCCGCCTTGCACCTCGTGGCCGCACTGGCGCCGCTCGGTCTTGGCACGTTGGGGATTCTGCGGACCTTCACGGACCTGATCAACGCCATCCCCGTGGATGTTCTCGCGGTCCTGGCTCAGGGTGCGGTGTCGGTCTACCTCGGATTTAAGACGTTTTCCTTGCTCAGTGGCGGGATCACTGCCGTCGGTGCTGCGCTGCAGGGTGTGGGTGTCTCTGCTGAGACTGCGGCTGTCGGTATGCGTGCCCTGAACATCGCCGCCGGTGCCATCGGCATTCTCATTACTGCGGCGACGCTCATCTTCTCCGCGAACGCTGAGGCGACCCGGCAGAACACGCAGGCCGCCAACGACTACGCCGACGCGCTGCGGGCATCCAACGGTGTCATCGACCAGTCCATCCGTCAGATGGCAGTCAAGAAGTTGTCGGACGAAGGGGCGTTCACAGCGGCCAATCAACTTGGGATCAGCGTGTCTCGCCTCACAGATGCCGCGCTCGGCAACCCGGCCGCCATTGCGGAGATGACCGCTGCCACCAAGCCATTCGCTGATGCAATTGCCGTGACGACGCACGCCGTAGGTGATAACTCGAAGGAGACCATAGCCAACGGCTTGGCAGCCCAGAAGCTGAGGACTGCATGGGGCGGACAGAACACCGACCTCAAGAATGGGATCCAAACCTGGAAAAACCAGACCGCCGCTACAAAGTCGAGCACTGGCGCACAGAAGGCCGCGGCTGACGCGCAGCAGGCCCTCGCCGCCAAGGTTGGCACAACAGGCGCAGCCCTCGTGCTCGCCACAGCGGCGCAGAAGACGACCGCCGACGCCGCAGCCCAGGCAGCCGCGAAGATGTACCTCGAGAACGACGCCGCGGGCATCCTCAAGAACGCGCTGGACCGGCTCAACGGCGAGACCATCAACGCCGCCCAGGCCCAGAACTCGTTCGACTCCTCGCTGGTCAACATGGGTGACCACGTCAACGCCACAGGCAAGAAGATCACCTTCACCACGACCAGCATCGGCAACATGTCCTCAGCGTCCGTGGCGCTGCGTGGCCAACTCAACGGGCAGGTGACCAACCTGCAGGCCGTGGTCGAGGCCAACGGTGGGCTAGCAGACAGCACCGGCAAGGCGCGCGCGCAGATGGTCACGATGCGCAAGCAGATCATCGACAACGCCGTCGCCCACGGCGTCAACCGGAAGGCCGTCACCGACTACGTCGACAAGCTGCTGGCCATCCCGCGCAAGATCCCGCCGACGAAACTCGACGTGGACAAGGCTGCCGCCGACAAGAACATCGCCGACATGCAGAAGCGGATCACCGCCATCAAGCAGGGTAAGGCCCCTGGGCTCCATGCCGACTCGACGGCAGGTAAGGCGACGATCGCTGCCCTACAGCTGGGTATCGACCGCATCAAGCAGGGCAAGGCTCCGGGCGTCACGGCCAACATCACGCCCGGGCAAGCGCGGATCGTGTTGTACCAGAAGCAGATCGATGCGATAAAGCAGAAGCTGGCCACCGGGCTGGACGCCAACCCTCGGGCCGCGCGGCTCGCCATCACTGCCCTGCAGGCGAAGATCGACGCCATCAAGCAGGGCAAGCCTCCGGGACTGGACGCCAACAGCACCGCGGGCAACAGGAAGCTCACGGAATTCCAGGACCACATCACCGGCATCAAGCAGCGCACGCCCCCTGGGTTGACCGTCGCCACTGCTGCGGGCATCCGGAAAATCGGCGACTTGCAGGCGACGATCGACCGGCTGAACGGCAAAACCGTTGGCGTCGTGATCCAGTACAGCGCCAACGGGGTGAGGCTCACCTCGCCCTCAAGCCTGCACCACGGGACGGGGGCGCCCAAGGCTGCTGGTGGTCCGATCGACGGACCTGGCACCGGGACGTCCGACTCGGTGCCCATCATGGCGTCCAAGGGCGAGCACATGCTGACCGCCGGCGACGTCAACGCCGCTGGCGGTCACGGTGCTGTCATGGCGTGGCGCAAGTCGCTGCACGGCTACGCCGGTGGCGGGCCGATCGTCATTACGATGCCGACCGGGGCCGCAGTGCGCGCAGCGTTCAACACGGGCGCCGCCAATGGCGCTACGCAGTTCCCGGCACCGTCGCTCGGTGGTGGCGGTGGCGCCGGTGGTGCCGGTCGGTGGGCGTCGATGGCGTTGCAGGTGTTGATGATGCTCGGGCAGCCGGCGAGCTCGCTCGCCGGGAACCTTCGCCGAATCAACTTCGAGAGCGGCGGCAACCCGAACGCCATCAACCTGACAGACAGCAACGCCAAGGCGGGGCACCCGTCCATAGGGTTGATGCAGACGATCCTCGGCACGTTCAACGCTTACGCGGGCCCATTCCGCAGCCGTGGCCAACGCGACCCGTTCGCCGACATCTACGCCGGGGACAACTACGCGATCCACCGGTACGGCTCTGTCGCGGCAGTCGACCCGCTGCGTATGCACAGCGGGTACGACATGGGCGGCGTGATGATGCCGGGCGGTGTGGGGAAGAACTACGGGACCAAGGCCGAGCGGGTCCTGTCCGGGTCTCAGACGGACTGGTTCGAGGCGGGCCGGGCTGCCGCCGGCAAAAGCGGAAGCGACGTCGACATGTCCGGGGTGCGTGCCGACCTGGCCGAGCAGACCGGCGTGATCCGTGGCCTCGTCGCCGGGTTCGGCGTCGAACTCAACCGCCAGGCCCGGACGATCCAGACGATGCAGCGACAGATGGCGAGTGCCTGATGACCACCGTCACCGTTGCGTTCGCCGGGACATGGCTCACGGACCCGACCGACCCGGCCGTGAGCCTGCAGCTGTCCAAGCAAACCCGATCCGAAACCGCCTACGTGTCGGCCTACGTGCGGACCTATGCAGGTGGACGACGTCGGATCATCTCCACCCCTGGCGATGACCGATCATCAGCGCTGACCTTCCAGCGCGCCTCGGGCGCCGACGTGGAGCAGTTGCGCGCGTGGCGTGGCCGGCTCTTGTTGCTGCGCGACTTCCAGGGCTGGCGACGGTGGGGCATGTTCGCTGACATCGCTCCGGTGTCGATCAACCGTGGCCCGGGGCGGGACCCGATCTATGCCGTGTCGCTGACGTGGATAGATGTCGACTACAGCGAGGCGGTCTAGATGCAGCCACTCACCGCTCCCCCGCGTAGCGCTTTCACGGCGGCGCAGGTGACCGCGCTCCTCGTCGCCCCGGACCTCGACGTGGATTTCGGGGTGGAGCTGCTCGACGCGGACCTGACCGTGGTCGAGGACATCTCGGCGGACTGTTCCGCAGGCACGGTGCGTCGGGTCATGGCTGCGGATGTGCACGGCACGGTGGAGCTTTCGATCTCTCGCGAGCTGGCGTGGGGTCGCGACCGAGTGCGCCCGTACATGCTCCTGTCTTCCGCTACCGCGGGCGTGTCCGGCTGCCGGTTCAATCAGGGTGTGTTCCTGTTGACGACCCCGGATCGGGCGTTGGGCGAGAGCGTCGCCACCTACGCGGTGACCGGGTTCGATCAGCTTTACCTGCTACAGAACAACATCGGCGACTCGTGGCCGGTGGCCGCCGGCGCGAACGTCCTGGCCGCGGTCCGTGCCGTGCTCACCGCGGCCGGCGTCCAGGCCCCGATCCTCCTCGACTCCACAGGCGCCGCGAAGACGTTGGCCACGGCGCGGACGTGGCCGCAGACATCCTCCGACAGCCCGACGTGGATCACTGTCGCCAACAAACTGCTGGCGATGGTCGGATATCGCGGACTCTGGGTCGACTGGAACGGAGCTTTCCGATCCGGGCCCTACGTTCTGCCGGCGGAGAGGCAGTCCGAGTTCGACCTGAACGTAGGCGATCTGGTTACCGGGATCGTCGCCGCGGACCGCTCCGTCTCTCACGACACCTGGGGAATCGCAAACTGGTGGAGGTTCATCGCCAACCAGGACACCACCCCAACCGAGGGCTCCGGTCGCTACACCACGACCAACCCCTCGACGGGACCGTCCTCGATCGCATCGGTCGGGATACGACGAGCCCCGGTGCAGTATCTCGACGCGACCTCGCAGGCCGACCTTGTGGTGCAGGGGGATCGGATCAAGGCGGCTGCGATGAGCGTCCCCGAGATCATCACCGCGAAACTGTCACCCTTCCCGATCGCCTGGCACGCCGACCGCGTCACCTACTCCGATGCGGCACTAGGTGCTGACAGGCAAGCCCAATGCCGCTCCTGGTCGCTATCCCTCGACGGCAGCGACGGCGAATATGTCCTGGAGAGTGTCTGATGAGTGAGCGTGCTGTCGTGACTACCGCGTCTCCGCTGACTGTGACCCTCGACTCTGGTGACGAGGCCGTGCCCGCACTGCGTCTCGCGTCGTACACGCCGGTAAACGGTGATCGTGTCGCCGTGGTCCAGTTGCCCGACCAGATCCTCGTCCTCGGCCAGGTGATCTAATGACGATCTCAGCGCCGCCGTACGCGCCGTCGCTCCGGCTGCCCCTGGACGGCACCTGCTTCCTGTCGTCCGATCCTGTCGTGTTCACCTGGAGCCACTACGCGCCGGGGCATCCGTTCGGGCAGACTGCCGCGGACCTTCGGTACAAGGTGTACGGCGCCGGGGCGTGGACGACGATCACGACCGCCGCGACGACGGCCGAGACGTACACGATGGCCGGTGGCACGTGGCCTCCCGGCGATCCTTCGACGTCGGCGTCGCAGTACGAGTGGCAGGTTCGGACCTACCGCGCCGGGTCGACGGCTGGGCCGTGGTCGAACTCGTTCTATTTGACGTCGATCGACCAGTGGGCCGCGGCGACGATCACCGCCCCCGCCGACGCTTCGGCGCAGACGGTGACGCCCGTCCTCGTCACCTGGACTCTCCCGGTGGCGGTCGACTGGTTGGACGCCTACCGGGTCCGGCGGGCGAACACCGCAGCCGGCACGGGGACCGTCTACTACGACTCGGGC